CCTTCACTAGTCAGGTGAAGGGATTTCGGGATTCCCTACCCCCAGGTATTAACCTGATTTAAGGGTCCCCGTGGTTTAGAAATAAACCACGAAATTAGAGCTCGCTTTGAGCTCGTTTATAGTTTGAGAGATATCTCCCAAACTTACGAGTAGAGTGAGCGACTAACTCACGAACCCGTACCTACCTTCTTCGGAAATCCAGGGATCCGATTATTATCAGATCCTGGGAATCTAAGAAGAGGGACCATTTGGTCTCGAGATTAGTTTCTCTTGCGAGATTCCAATCCCAAGTCCAAGCCTCAAGTCTTCTTACCTGAACGTTTATAACGTCAAGGAAAGGAAGAGCGAGGAGGTTTACGGGTCCATGTTGTCCGGCGATCTCGTCCAACTCTTCAAGAATTTGAAGAGAAGAACGTTTAAGGTTAGGTAAAATCTTATTCTCAATTTGAGAAAAGATCCACCAAACCTTCTAATCGTCGAAGATAGGCTTGGACGTCCAACAACGTGAGAGCTCGGTTGGCATTTTACTGTCAACACGTACTCCCATTGTCATTAGGATATCCTAGGTCTGGAGGTAGATAGGTTTGGCACACGCAAAGTTTCCTTTACGTGGACTAAACAATGCTATAAACCGACGGACCCGGCTTAAGCTAATCAGGCTTAAGTCGTCCTACCGGATTGACGCATCTGCTATAAATGTTGCCAACACTGTTAATGGATTCCCAACTAATAAAAGTTGAGTCCAAGGCAATGGTGACACATTTATACCATTGATATAGAACCTCTTAGCGAATTCAAATGAATCGCTAGAGACCTATGTCTTTGGAACAGATATATCAACTCCCAACATGTCCAAAATGGCCCGATACTCAAGGGCGACTTTGGTGTCCCAGATGACTATGTCATCACCTAAGATAAAGTAGTTTTGGAATTCGTAGTCCTTATGGACCCGGAAACCAGCCACTTTAACAATTAGATGGTGACAAAGGGCAAAGACAGCCCAGGAGGTATAAGCCCCCATAGGTTGTCCAGCCCGGTAGGTAACCATTCTCTTGTCCCAAGGGACATAGAAAGGAAAACCAACCATTATCTGGACCCAAGATTCAACTACTTTGGCTGGAAGCAAGAAACCCAGGACTTTGCTCTGGAAATCCAGAGGAAACCTGTCGGTAGCTGCCTTCAAATCAAAGGAGAAGAATTTATCGTCCGTCCGTATCGGAAGTTGGGATTGAAAGCCCTATTGATTAAGGGTCATATCTCTTCCTGGGAACCACGACCCTAACATCTTAATGATGTAAAGGTGCATGGCCCTTAAAGAAGTTTGTGACCAATAATCAAATAGAGCAACAATCCTAACTTTTCCCTCAGGGTCGTAGACTCTCCCCAATTTCCGCTAACCAGGCGACTCCTTTGGAGCCCCTTGGAAAGGAATAGTGGAGAGGTCTACTTCCTCTGCAAGGCCCTCGATATCCCAGAGCTTAACAATACAGCCCTAGGACCCGAGGCCTTGAATGGCCTTACGGATCGGTTGAAAGGCAGGGTGAAGAAATTCACTCAAGCTAGTCATCAATCCGTGGCCCAGAGGACCCTTCTTAGAGGTCAAGTGGTACTCTGAAAATGCGACTTTGTCCCTTGGGAGATTAATTCCAAGAGCTTTGATCGCAAGTCCCGTCTCTTTGACGAGATCAGAATATCCACTCGACTTGGTATCTAACCTTGACTCATCCTCAATTGAGGACAGATCAGGATTAGGCCAATAATTAGAGAGTTTACTTACTAATAAAACAGTAAGAATTTCCCTGATTACCCTAAGATCTCTATGAGCCAAACCAAGTCTCATCTCTAGGGGTAAAACCCTAGGGATTCCATCCTTGTTCTATGAACAAGAAAGGCTTGATTGTGTTTCACCGAGAAAGGGAGAACCACCTGCAAATCTCATAACGGCTAGTCTTAAATCCTTAACCCAGGGGACAGAATATCTCCATCCCCTGGAATTAATTGATTTAGACTAACGGTCCTATAGGACTATAGAACTCGGACTAAGCCCTAAAACCCGGAAAATTCCGGTAATAAGGTTTTTATTCATGTTCTATATTATGTACTGTAGGTGGAGGTTATCCCACCTTTTCGGGTTAATAGTAAACCCGGGGGTTCTAAGTTACGTAAACTTAGCCATGGACCTAGTCCAAGGAAAATCTTCCAGGAAACCGTTAAGACGGGTCCTGAGAAG